TCGCGTCGTAGTCGAGCGCATGTGTCGACGCGCCGCCGCCACCGCAGAGCTCGTTGCCGTCGGTCTATGGGAGCCTACCGACGGCGGCTACCGCGTGCACGACTACCTCGAGTATCAGCCGTCCGCCGCCGATCTCGCGGCGCAGTCAGAGAAGAAGAGCGCCGCAGGTAAGCGTGGTGGGCAGCGAAGCGGAGAGACGCGCCGTGCTTCATCCGACGCGAAGCAGGAGCCAAGCAAAAACGAAGCACCGTGCTTGCCTTCTGGTTCGGAAGAATCGAAGCCCGATCCCGTACCCGACCCAGACCCGTCCCGTCCCGATCGTATCGTTGTTGTATCGGGCGCGCGCGATGTCGAACTTTCGGCCCTCGCCAAGCGCCTCGAGTCAGAACTCGGCTACAAGCACGGGCTGATTCGAGCCAAGTGGGTGCCACTGGCACAGCAGCTCGCACCGTTCTCGGCGGCCGAGGTCGACCAGGCCATGGCCGAAGCACGCGCCGACGGCGAGCCTTCGGCTGGCCTCGTGATCCGCATCATCGAGCGCACCAGGAGAACACCGGTTGAGAAGCCACTCGCCAGGTCCGGACCTGTCCGCGAGCGCAGTGTGTTCCGAGACGTGACCGAGCGGGCGCTGCAGGAGGCGCGCGAATATGACCAGAGAAAACTTCGTGAAGCTCATGACCACGCTGCGGGCGCTCTACCCGCAAAGAGTGGCTGATGCGGACCACTGGCGCGCCATGCTCGCGGGCTACCACGTGGTGCTCGGTGAGCGCGACGAGGCTCTCCTGGTCGAGGCTTTCAACAGCGCTTGGCGCGAGTTCCCGAGTTTCTTCCCGAGCGCCGGAGAGCTCGCCGACCTTGTCACGCGCGTCGCGCGCCGGCGGCAGTCGGTGAACAACGGAAAGCAGATACCCGAGGTGTCGTCCGCGGCCGGCGAGATACCGGCGGCGGTGCGCGACATTCTTCGACAGCAGGGGCTGCTGTGATGCCAGAGCAGAAGAAAGCCCAGGTGCGAGAGGATTTGCTCGCCGATCTCCGTGCGCTGCCGGAACTGCCGACTGAGCCTCTCGTGTGGGTGACCCCAAAGGGCAATCACGTCCCCGTCACGCGGGAGCTCGTACGTGTGCTCGCCGCCGTCGACCTGGTGTTCCCGGGCTCTCGCATACGCGAGTTCCGGAGACTGCGGAAGGAGGCTGCTTGAAGCTGCTCGAGGTCAACATCCCTGGCGACCCGATGGGGCAGGCTAGAGCTCGCATGAACCCGAACGGTGGCAGGCCGTACACGCCGCGGAACACTCGCGCTTGGCGCGCCGGCGCCGCCTGGTGCTTTCGGCAGGAGTGGAAGCCTCGGCCTCCGCGCAACGAGCCTCTTGCACTTCACGTACGCGCGGTGGCGTCGCGGCCGCAGAAGCTCATGCGGAAGAGCGATCCGCCGGGACGCATGTGGCGCCCTACGAAGCCCGACGGCGACAACGTGCTCAAAGCCGTTGCCGACGCGCTCCAAGACGCCGGCGTGGTTACCGACGACAAGGTCATCGTCACGGCCACGGTGGAGTCGCTCTACGCGGCGAAAGGCGAAGGGCCGAGCGTCGAGGTGTCTCTGGGGGAGCCGGGCGAGCCGGAGACCATCGTGGAGCTCGCCGCACCATGAGCCGACCGGTCAACATCGGCGAGGTTCGCGCCATCCTCCGCGAGGAGATTGCCGACACAGCCCGCGCGCGCCGCACCCAGACCGGCCGTCTGCGTCGAATCCTGAAGCGCATTCTGGCCGAGCTTAACCCGGGGCGCGACCGCATGCGGGAGCTCGAGCAGCTGCGGCAGCAGGTTCTGCATGGGATCAGCCGGCGGATGAATTTCCAGGACGGATGGGCTCAGATTATCGCCCCAGCCGCACAAAACCAGGCCAAGGAGCCGCGCAAGTGACGACTAGGCACACGGACCACCATACGCTACAATGCAAGCCTTGTAGGTGCCATAAGGCGCAAAAACGAACGGTCGTGCGAAAATGAGCAGCACCAGCTTCGACCTCCCCGAGAGGCCCGGCTCCGACTGGTTCCGGGACGAGGAAGGCGTCCTAACTACCTCAAAACACAGGGATGAGGTGTTGCCGGTCACGCTCGACGTGAGCGAATCGCTTCCGAGCGGCGTGACCATCAGCTCGGTCGCTTGGAAAGATCAGGGTGTGACCACGAGCTTGCGGGCTAACTCGACGACCACGGTGTCCGCCAACGTGACAGGCACGGACGGGTCGTTCGCTGTCACCATCACGCTCAGCTCAGGGGCGAAGCTGGTGCGCACGCGCCGCTTCCTCGGCGTGCCCGATGGGCGCCGGCGCTCGAGGGATTACCCATGATCGGCGGCAACATCGACGGCGCCACGATCAACGGCGTCCGCATCGCCCACGTCATCGTGCTCGCGGCCCACGACGTGCCTGGTGTTGAGGTCCCGACTGATGCGACGCCGAACGAGGTCAGCATCGCCGGCAGGGTCCGCGTGCAGCTTCGAAGGCTGCAGCAACGCGGCTACACGCCGACGGTCGCACGGCAATTCATCCGGCAGTTCATCGTGGCAGAGGCGCAGCGCTTGAACCCCGCAGAATCGGAGGCGAACCGGTGAGCGAGGACGGCGCCAATCGCCGCCCGGACGGGCGCTTCGGCGCAGGCAACCGCGCCAATCCCGGCGGTCGCCCGAAGGAGCTTGAGGAGTTCCGAAAGAAGGCGCGCTCCGCCGTTGACGAGCACGTGCTTCAGGCGTGGGTCGACGAGGTGCAGGTGAAGCCCCGGCCGCGCGTGACGCTCACCGGCACCATCGAGGTGCTCGAGCGCGGCGAGCACTGGATGAAGGCGAGCGAACTCCTTGCGGCCTATGGCTACGGCAAGCCTGCACAGCCCGTCGAGCACTCAGGCGCGGACGGCGAGCCTATCGGCATCACGGTCAACCTCGTGAAACCATGACCGCTATCGCCTTCGCCATCCTACTGAACGCGCTGCCGTTCTGCGACGACGACAAGAATGCACCGTGCTGCGTCGTCGAGTGGGTGGGTGACGGCTGGCGCCAGAGGCAGGTCATGCGTCGGATACAGCATCCGAACTGGGGGCGCGTCTACGAAGGCGTGACCGAGCCGCGCCAATGTCTGTCGTCCGATCTCCGTGCGTGAACTTCGCGCCGACTTCCCCGAGAAGCTCGGCTTTCTGTTTGAGCCGGCGCGCTACAAGGTGGCCTACGGCGGGCGTGGCGGCGCGAAGAGCTGGGGGTTCGTTCGCGCTCTTCTCGTCAAGGCCGCGGAGAAGCGGCTGCGCGTGCTGTGTGCGCGGGAGCTCCAGCTATCTATCGCCGACTCGGTACACAAGCTGCTCAAGGAGCAGATCGAGGCGCTCGGCCTATCGTCGTTTTACGAAGTGCAACAAAGCATCATCATCGGCCGCAACGGCAGTGAATTTATATTCAGTGGATTGAAGTCGAACGCGACCAAGATCAAGTCGATGGAGGGCATCGACATCGCGTGGGTCGAGGAGGCGCAGACGGTCAGCGCCGACTCGTGGGAGATCCTCATCCCCACGGTGCGCAAGGACGGCTCCGAGATCTGGGTCAGCTTCAACCCGGACCAGGAGGATGACCCGACCTACCAGCGCTTCGTGAAGAACCCGCCGCCGGGCGCGGCGGTCGTACAAATCGGGTGGCAAGACAACCCATGGTTCCCAGACACGCTCAGGGCGGAGAAGGATTACCTCTACCGCGTCGACCCGGAAGCCGCAGCGCACGTATGGGGTGGGCAGACGCTACGCAACACCGTGGCGCAGGTGCTCCGCGGCCGCTGGTACGTCGAGAGCTTCGAGCCCGGGAAGGACTGGCACGGGCCGTACTACGGCGCCGACTTCGGGTTCGCCGTCGACCCGTCGGTACTCATCCGGTGCTGGGTGCACGAGCGCGTGCTCTACATCGAGCACGAGGCGTATGGCGTCGGCGTCGATGTCGACCTTACACCCGAGCTTTTCGCGCGTGTGCCGGAGTCGAAGAAGCATTTGATCCGCGCCGACTCGTCGCGCCCGGAAACGATCTCCTACCTCGCGCGCAACGGCTTCCCACTTATCGATGGCGCCGAGAAGGGCCCTGGCAGCGTCGAGGATGGCGTCGAGCATCTACGCAGCTACGAGCGCATCGTCATCCATCCACGTTGCCCGCACGCCGCGGAAGAGGCGCGCCTGTGGTCCTACAAGGTCGACAAGCTCAGCGGCGACGTGCTGCCGGCACTGGTCGACAGGCACGATCACTGCTGGGACGCGGTCCGCTACGCGCTCGAGCCGATCATCCAGGCGGGCAAGCCGAGGGGCAAGAAGCCCGAAAACAAACGCCGACCGGATCGCTGGAGCGCGGCATTCAAGCCGCCGCAGCGGGCTTCCTGGAAGGGCGCCTAGATGGCTGGAGCCGGCGGCATCATCCCACCCGCCTTCTCGCCAGCGTTCGCGGCGTGCAGCATTGACGAAGCGCGGCTCTGCTCGATGTCAGCCTCGGCCTTGGGCCCTGTGACCGCGGCCTTCGCGGCCGACTCAGCGGCCTTCGCCTGGTTGAGCTGCGCTTGGGACTCGACGACGGCAACGCCGGCCTGAGCCTGGCGCGCCTGTAGCTGCTGCATCATCGCCTGCAGCTGCGCCTGTTGCGGGTCTGGCGCCTTGCGCATCATCTCGAGGATCTTCTTCTTGCTCCTGAGCTGCAGCGCCTCCACGAGGAGCTCAAGCAGGAACTTCACCATCGCGGGGTCGACGTTGCCGCTCGCTATGATGGTCTGGATGACCTCGCGTAGCTGCTCGGCCTCCTCCTGCTGGAGTATGGTCGTGTCCGGTGACTCGTCGAGCACGATGTCGACGTCGAGCTGCGCGACGTCGTTGGCGGTGAACTCCTCCTGCATCTTGGGGTGCGCGAGCAGCGCCTGCGTGATGAGCTGCTGGTTGACCTCGGGCGGCACCTGTTGGCCCATCTGCGCCTGCAGCGCCTGCCCGGCCTGCTGGATGACGATGGGCGCGTCGGGACCGAGCACCGAGGAGACAGCCGACTCCATCGGCACGTCCTTCTTCAGCAGGTCCATGAAGCGTGCGCCACGGGTCATGCGGCGGTTGAGCGCCACGAAGCGGAATCCCGTGCGCTCGGCGTCATCACGCACGCGCACCCACTTCTCCTCGGGCCAGAACTGCCGGATGCGGTACCAGATCTGCCGGTAGACCGCGCGCTTCCACCGCTTGTGGTTGTCCTCGACGGGCGTGAGCTCTAGGGAGCCGATCTGCAGCGCCATCTGTCGAGCTCGGCCGGAGGCACCGGCGGGCATCGATGCCAGGTTGGGCACGTCGGGGCCGATGCTGTCGATCTCGGCCTTCGCCTCCTGCAGCAGCTGGAACTGACCCTGCGCCATGTCGTTGGTCTGCAGGAGCTGGAAGCGGCCATCCGCGAGCGCGCCGCGATTCACCTTGATCTTGCCGTCCGGTTTCGCCATCTGCAGCGCAGCTTCGGTCTCGTCAGGGAAGGCGCCCTCCTCGTAGGCGAACTGGCGCGTGCTTTGGTGGTGAAGGAACTTGGACGAGCGCTTGTTGATCTCGTCCTGAGGCCCGATCATGTGGCGCACGAGGCCGTAGCGGACACCCTTGCGGGTGACGAACGCCGAGACCATCTCGAGCGGGCAGATGTCGTGCCCAAACTCGTCTACGTAGCCGGTGGGGCGCGGAGGGACGACGAAGCCGCTCTTCGTGTAGGCGCAGA